GAGCTCAGCTGGTGCCAGGACCGCCGCCGGACACTGATCCGGCTGCCGTTCGGGCAGTTCATCCGCAACGCCCAGGCCCTGACCCGCGGCCAGCGCCTGCCGGAACGCGCCAGCCAGCAGGATCTGAGCCTGCAGCTACCGGCGATCGTGGGCACCAGCCAGCAGGATCTGGCGCTGCAGTTGCCAGCGATCTCAGCCGGCGGCGAGGCGGCACCACGGCGCATCACCGACCCGCGGGAGATCGTGACAGCGGTTGAACAGCTGGCCCTGTTCGACAGCGGGAAAACTGCAGCAGCAGACGAAAGGCCAGGCGGTGCGGCTGACGATCAACCATCCCAGCGACCGCGGCAACTTGCCGAGCTTCCAGCATCCCCGGCTGAAGGAGGTGCTCAAGGAATTGGATCTGGTCGGCGATTGCTGGGACCTGCTGCGGAACAGCAAGGCGACCTATCTCAAGAAGGAGGACGGTGAGAGCAAGACCGCGCACGCGGGCCGGCTGGAGCGCAGCAGCTACCCCAGCTTCTACCGCGATGCCGTAGCCGCTTTCGCCGGGGTCCTGAGCCGGTATGAGTTGCGCGAGGCCCCGAAGCGGCTGGTAGCGGAGGGCGCCGCCAACATCGACGGCCGGGGTAACTCGCTGCGGGCCTGGGGCCTGCATGTTGACGCCCTGGCACTGCGCGACAACGGCTGTCTGGTGATGGCCGACCTGCCGAAGGGCCGGCCCGAGAGCCGGGCGGCGGAGAGAGCCGCGAGGCGCCTACCGCGGTTCAGCTTCGCGGAGCGGCGCAACGTCCTCAACTGGCGCATCGATCCCGATCTGCTGATCCCCAGCCAGGTCACGGTGCTGGAATGGGTCGAAGAAGAGGACGGCGACTACGGGGTGAAGCTGGAGCCCCGGTATCGCGTGATGAAAGGCGGGGAGTGGCGGCTGCTGAAGGTCGAGGGGCTTGATCCCGTGGGCAAGGGCCGGGCGAGCGTGGGCGACGGCAGCGTGATCGAGGTGGACAGCGGCACCTTCACCGGTGCTGGCGGCGCCCTGCTGACCCATCCGCCCTGCCGGTGGTACTCCCCCAGTCGCGACCCGTTCGGCGAGGGGGCGCCCACCCTGCTGGCCCTGGCCAACCTGACCCTGGACTGGTTCCGCGAATACTCCGACCTGACGGAGCTGTTGCACCGCTGCGCCCTGCCGGTGGCCTGGATCCGTGATGCGGCGCGACTGCCGGGCACGCCCCTGACCCTGGGCCCCAACAGCGTGGTGGAGTTGCGCGGGGAGGGGAGCGAGATCGGTTTCGCTGAGTTGGCCGGCAGCAGCCTGGACAAGCACATCCAACACCTGGCCAACATCGAGAAGCTGATCGATCGGTCCACCCTGTCGTTCCTGTTCTCCGGCGGCGGCGATCGGACCGCGACGCAGGCGGAACTGGAGAGCGCCCAGGTGCAGGCCACGATCACCGGCATGGCTGAGGCGAAGAACAGCTGCTGGCAGAGCCTGTTCGAGCTGTGGGGTCAGCTCAGCGGTGACCTTCCGGGCAGGGACGCGGGCCTCGATCTGTTGCCCGGCATCACCGACAAGCCGGTGGATGACGCCTTGTTGGGCCTCGCCGGCAGCCTCTACGACAAGGGCCTGCTGCGCCGCGAAACCGTGACCCACCTGGCCGGCAAGCGCGGCATGCTCCGGCCCGGGGTGGATGCCAAGCGAGAGGCGCAGGAGCTGGACGAGCAGGATGCCGAGGCCGAGGCCCGCCTGAACCCACCGACACCGGGCCCGGCGGAACTGGGGAACGAGGGCATGGAGGATGAGGAATCGCCAGAGGACGAGGCGGAGGACCTGGCGGAGGACGAGCAGGAGCTGAGCTGACATGGCCACCATCGGCGACCGCCAGATCCGCCTGGCAGACGACTACGCCGCGGCCCTCGACGCCCTGGCCACCCGGGCCACGGAGAACACCACCGCGGCACTTGCCAAAGCCCTGGCCACCACCCTTCGGGAGCTGCGCCGGTACTACCGCCAGGCGATCGATCCGGAGCTTGAGGCCCAGCTATCTGCCGATGGCGTGCTGCGCCGGCCGGGGTCCTACTCGATCGCCGACCGGTCAGCGAAGTTCCAAAAGCTGATCCGCCTGGCCCAGGGCTTCATGCCCCCGAAGGCGCTGGCGGCCCTGCAGGAGCAGTTCCTGCTGGACTTTGAGCAGGCGGTGACGCTGGGCGGCGAACTGGGGCAGGAGCTGGCCCGGACCGCGAATCCCGAGGCTGAGGCGCGGGGCCTGTTTGTGGGCGCCTCCAGGGCAGCGGTGCAGGCTGCGGCAGCCACGGCCAGCGCCTACATCCGGGGCGAGGTGGAGAGCTTCCGGGACAGCATCGCCCGGATCGTGACCGATGGCGTGGGCCGTGGCGTGAGCGGTCGGGCGATCGAGAAGGACATCCGAAAGGCGCTGCTGGGGGCCAAGGATCCCCTGGGCCTGAACAACCGGATGGGCCTGAAGCAGCGGGCGGAGCTGATCGCGAGGTCGGAGCTGGCCAATGCCTATGTCGGGGCCCAGAAGGCCGCGGCGGCCCGCAACGGCTACGCCTACGGCCGATGGATCGCCACCAAGGATGAGCGCACCTGCCGGGTCTGCGCGAGCCGTCACGGGCGGATCTACAGGCTCGATCAAATGGTCGGCTCACTCCACCCGCGGTGCCGGTGCGTCCTGTCCCCGGTTGCCACCGAAGCGGTCGAGGAGCCTGATCCCGAGCTGCGGGCCAGGCTGCTGCGCACTGAGTTCTGGGACAATGCGCGGGAGGAGGTGACGGCCGCGTTCGCCGAGGGCCAGGGCTGGCCCCTGGAGCGGGCTGGGAAGGTGCTGGAAGCGGCGGTGCTGAAGCCCTCCCCCAGCGAGCGGCGGCAGTATCCGGACATCGACCGAGCGCCGTCGCCGGTGGCCTGAGCGGGAAACCTGAAGCAGCGGCAGTGGTTTCGTGGCCAGGGGCGGAAGAGGCGGAAGGTCCTACGTGCGGGACTCTCGCGGCCGGTTTGCCAGCACCCCAGGCGGCGGCAAGAAGGCCCCGTCAGGCCTGCCGAAGCGATCGCCACGAAAGGCCGGCACACCCCCGCCCAAGCGCCGGGGCCTGGTGACGCAACGGGCGGCCGTGAGGCGCGCCAGCGCCAAGCTCAAGGGGTTGGACACCTCCGGCAGCTACTCGGGAGCGCTGCGGCAGCGGGGGCAGAAGGCGGCGGTGACCAGGGCGGGGAATCAGCTGAAAGCGGCGGAGGCCACGGGGCGGCGGCGGATCGCTGGGGGGAAGGTGCAGGGGGTGGTGAGGCCCGGCTCGCGCACGTCGGCCAGCCCCAAGGGCCAGCGATCGCCGCTCGGCCCGGAGCAGATCGCCGGAGCAAGGAAGCGAGCGAGTGAAACCCCTGTAGCGTTTGTCAAGCGCAAGATGAGCGCGGTGCAATCCAGGCTGAGCCAGCTTTCGGAACAGAGAATGAGGCTCGAAACCAATCTCAACCGCAGGCGCGGGCGATTAGAGGGTGATGCAAGAAAGCAAGCCGCGAAAGAACTCAAAAAAACAAAAGCATCAATTTCGCGGCTCAGAGACGCAGAGAAAAAATACGCCGACGATGCCGTCAAGGCAAAAGATCGACGAAGCTGGGAGATTGCGGCAAGGACCAGAGGCAAGGCCCCGGCCAATGAAAGAACAGCAAGAAACAGACTGGAGACCATGCAGCGCCGTGTTAGGTATTACCGCAGAACTGAGGACAGGCCTCGTTATGCTTGGGGCAAGGAATATGCAGGCCCAGAGCTTGCGCGGGCAAGCACTGATCGAGGGGTTGCCATCGCGGGTATTTCTGGGCAGCGTTACATGTTCAGGTCTAGGGCTAAAGCGATCACGGCGCAACGGGAGCGACGCGAGCGAACAATCAGAGCAGGAAAACCGGTTCGTAGACTAGGGGTTACGTATGGACATTCTATCCACCATTTCTACCGCAGGGGAACGTCAATGCAGGGCGACCTATTCACTGGGGCCTTCAAGAAAACCAGGTCAGGAGGTTTACGGGGGCTGGTTCGCTACAAGCCCAGTCCCAAGCCCAAGCCCCGCCGCCGCAAGCGCTGACCCATCCGGGAAACCTGCACCAGCTCCCGCCGCCCTTCCCATGGCCTGCGGCAATGAGAAAGGCCCCCAAAGGAGGCCTTTCCGTAAAGCGCTAGGTCTCAACTGGGACCGAGCGGTGTTCCCACCGCGGGACTCAAACCAGTTGACGAGCATCGCACTGAGTAA